TAGCGATGATGGTGGATTGGATGATGGTGGAAAAAGAAAGGGGACCTTAGAGCCCCTCAGAGAGCCCACGGATGGGCTCAGTGAGAGGGTCATGTTGTCATTAGTTAACCTCCTAGTTAGCAAGCACAAATTCATGGAAGTCATCAATCAAACGATTGAGAACTTCAGGGCGAACATTGATAGGATCAATCTTTTCCCTTCTGAGGAAATCCTGATAGAAGTTCAGGGCACTCAATACCTCCATTCGTTCGTTGTTGTTATAAAACTCAAAGGAACGTGTTTCGGTTTTTGAATAGTCAAGTGTCATCAGTTAACCTCCTTAATTTGTTGTACGTCATGATCAGGAAACTCAAATGGTGGAAAAAGAAAGGGGAGTGAATCCCCTCCCCCTCTGTCATTAGTTGACATAGTAGACAGGTGCATGTTTCTTTCGATCATCCCTAACAACCCTGCCATTGTTAACTAGGTCCTTGATAATGTGAGAGGTAAATAACCTCGAAGTCTCACCATGTGGCATTAAGTCTTTCGAGACCTCACATAACCTAGAGTTAGGATTGTGCTTGATGTAGTTGTAAACTACCTCAGACACTGCATTGATTGAAAGCTCACATAGCTGGCGCTTGATGTGATTCTTGACTGTAGAACGGAGTCCCATGATCTTGTAAAGAAAGCCAGACTCAGTGCCTGGCAATAGCTAGGGCAGGACTTACACCTGCCTGTAGGTGTCAACCTACTAGCTCAGATACGTGGCGCTTAGCGTTACCATGTGCCTTGAACATGACAACACACTTGCGATTAGCTTGTGAACATAAGCCACACTCTGAACACGTCATGGTGTCATTAGTTTGTGCAGGACAGGTGACAAACTTAACACCCTCATGCTCAGCAGTATCAGCGTGATCACTAGAAACCACGCAAACCGCTGGCATTCCTTGATTGTAAGCAGAGACAGCATCAGCCTTAGATTCAGTGGATACGTTGACAGTGAAGCCGTGGCGATTGGATCGCTTGATGATAGACTTGTTATGCTCATTTAAGACATGGTGAGTGTATGTAAACCCACGTTTGCCAGTGTTAGCTACAACCAGGTGTGCCATCATCGCTGGGTTGATGTCACCCAGGATGTGTGGCAGATCACCAGCTTGGTTGTGTCGCCACAGCTGCTTATCTGGCAGTGATTGAACAAAGTCACACAAACCCTCCCAATCAGTGCCACGCTCACCATCAGATACCTTGCGCCAATGTAACGCTAACGGTCCTGACTTTGCATAGCATCCCTTATCATAAAAGGGACACGTTGTTGGACACGAAGATCGCTCAGTTGTTGTAACAGGAATTGGACCTGTTTTGACATTACTAGAGCGAGCTGTAATGTGCACACGCATTGTGTTTAATGACAGCTACTCTCAGTGAGTAGCAATAACTGAGCTAGGGTTTGCACCTAGCTACCCGCTTTGACGGATCAGTTGTCCCCTTCTTCAGGGATCAGGTCCTGAACAGGGAGTCCATAGTCGGCTGCTTCGATCAACAGCTCCTCGTAAGTGTAATCGGTGAACTTTTGGCTGGGTGCTTGCTCTGCCAGTGCGGTGAGAAGCTCAGCATGGGTTGGAAAGGTGATCATAAAAAGTTGATAACAGCTAACCTCAGTGGTTAGCAATAACAGACAGAGAGATCTGATCTCATGCATCACGCATACTGCCTGCTACCCATGATCATACCATGCCTGTGGGTCGGCAATTGGTCACACTTAGCCTGATGCCCTGGCGGTTGGGTTCAGAGGTCAGCCCCTTACCAAGCCCGTGCCCCTGGGATCCCGCCCGACAGGTAGCACGGCAGCAGTCGCCACTGACGTGAATGTTTATTCGGTTGTCTAGGTGCTTGCAGCTATCCTACAGGATCGGCTGCCCAGGTTGTGGGTGTCGGTGTGACAGCTTGCCGATTGACCCGGTTACTTATCAGCCTATGGCTGTCTCACCAGGTCGGTGGCTCGCTTGCCTCCCGATGACATAAGTAGATCACGGATCAGCTCCCATTACCACTAAGAACTGGTTAAGGTCTGGTTAAAGTTTGGTTAAGGGATGACAGATTTTGAGAGAAATACAGGAACGTGCCTGCACGCGCGCGTTACATGTTAGTGCCTTTTCCGTGCTTAGGGGGTGCATTCAGCCTGCCTCAGCGTAATTTCAGGGGGCGGCATGGGGGGTCACGCCGGGCTCGGGCGTTAAATAATAGGCTTCACAAAATTATGTCAAAATTTTGAGGACCCTTTAAACACTTAACAGCCTCAGTTGTCGGAACAATGACCCACTCAACAGCCTTATCATTTAAGAACTGAACCATATACTTATTAGGGGCGACTTCAACGCCCCCAACAATAACTAATGACAATAAAAAATTACACATAATCAACACCACATAGCTTCATAAACATCTGGCATAGTATCATTAATCAACATCCTACAACCTTCAGCAATCCTACGATGCTCTAATTGGGTCTCAGGAGCCGTTCTAAGGGCCACGTAATGCAGCCAAGACCTGATAGTACCATTCATGTACAAAGTCGTGTCTGAGCCCATTGGAAGGACCTCTCGTGCACACTCCTTAGCAATACCATCATCAAGCATACCTTGATAGACTTCTTGGCTTAGGGTATAGAGTTCACTAATCTTCTCATGCCAACGAGCTTTAGTATGAATATCTACATCATCAATGCTGTTCTGTCTGTTCTTAACATCCTGCCTTCTAAGGTAAGGAGGGGATGGGAATGACTCTACTTCTGCATACCGTTGACTAAACTCTTGGAAGGAGAATGATCTGTGTCTTAGGATTTGAGCTGCTATGGCTCTATTGGTTTTAACTTCTACCACCATATTAGCCATCTCAAAGGGAGACCAATGCTGGTGTTTAATGAGGTATTTAAGGAGTCGAGGGGCTGTTTCTTTATTATGTTGATTAGTAGGGTTAGATACTCTTGCACAGTATGCTATGAGTTCTTCTGCGTTAGGGGTGATGGAAACAAGACGTACAGAATGTGTCACTATTGTAACAATGTGGTTAGGTGATAGGTGAGTGGTGAGTGGATGTTGTTCTTATTGTTACCGGTACTATATATGAGTATACATGAGTATACATGAGTATACTAATAGTCTTATTAGTAGTAAGAATAAGAGTAATAATAATAAGAACTAATAGAGAAGATGGTTCAGTCGCTTCGCTCCTTCACCTCATCTTCCATTAGTAGCGATTTAAGAAAAGGAGGAAGTAATGTTTGTCTTTTACTCCCTCCTTGACCGCTGTTTCCACACAAGAGGGCACCACTCCCCTTGTTATACTGTCGGGTTACGGGTTATTTGTCTATAGAAACCCAGTTATAGCCTTTGTTTTTACCGTTTAGACCTCTTGCTTTTTGTCTTTGAGAGTATGTCATTCCAAAGACCATGTGGTTAGCTGCTGATTGGGGGTCATCTAACCAAGCTTGTTCAAGGTCTTGCCACTCTTCAAATTTACGTTTAGCTATCTCGTGGTTAGCGGAGATAGCCATAGCATCTGTAAAGTACTTAACGCCTTGGGCTAGGGAGTCTAATCTATCGTCATGTTTAACTGCGCCTTTTTCACGGCACATTCTACTCATTTGGTAGAAGAGCATGTAGAGGAGTCGTTCTTCAGGTGGGGAGTCGGGGTTAGACTTAAAATCCCACTCGATAAGAGAACGATCCATGACAAGGCGATGCTGATTAAGAATGGGTTCCAGGGCATCAATGATTCTGTCTTCTTTACGGACATTGGCTCTAACTTCTTCGATGTCAATGTTTTGTTTAGTTTGGATAAGGTGTTTTTTAAAGAGTTCAGCAACAATACCATCACCAAAGTTTGTTTCTATAAGTAGTTTAGTGACTTTATATTTTTTACAACCTTTAAGGATGTCTAAAAGAGTTTGATCACTGTATCCATCTCTGTAAGCACGCATTTCGTGCACGTACAGGAAACCGTTTCGTTGGGAGATATAAGTTGCTGCTGTTTCATCCGTGCCACGACCCGACGGATCAATTGAGCAGATTGTTTCGGAGTAGGAATCCCAGTTTCCTTGGAGCTGCATTGGACTGTAGAAATAATCTCCAGGGAGTCCGACAGTTGGGAGGTCTTTGATAATGTTTTGTGGGTCTGAGCACCAGACCACTGACTCAGGAGCAGTACTAGGGTTGACGCTGGTAATGATAAGATCAGCCATTTTAAGGGGGAACTTTTCAGCATCACTAAGGGTTGTGTCCAGCATGAACTGTAGCATAAAGTTGCTACGTCCCATAGCTGCTTCACGTTCAATAAGATCTTCATTGTTAAATCGTGCAGGGTCTGTTACTGTCCAGGGTTCAGCTCCATTTTCTATGTCTTCTGCTAATTGAGGAGCGAGGAGTCCTTCGTAGTTAGCTAGTTTTTTAGGGTATCTAGCAGGCCAAACAAAGGGTCTGTAGTTACGTTCTGCTAGTTTACGATAGATTGTAAAGGTTGTCTGAGGTGTACCCAGAAACATAATTCTAGAATCAGCATGAGGTGTCAAGATAGATTCTGTTTCAGTACAGAGCTGCAGGAGTTTTTCTCTCATGAGTTCTGTCATTGAATTACCTGGCACTTCTACGTCATCAAGGATCATGAGATCTGCGCGGCTACCAGTAAGCTGACCAGTAATACCAACAGACTTAACTGAAGGAGCTTGGTGAGGTTTAGCCGGTCCCACATCAAACGAGACTCGTGACCATCGTTGATCATCTGATTTAGGTTTAAGGTGTCCAAGCCAAGTTACTTCTAGAATAAGGCGTTGACAAAAAATAGAAAAGGAGTCTGCTCTATCCTTAGAAGCAGATACTACCATAATTTTCTTGTCAGGGTTGTTAAAGAGGGTCCAAAGCACAAAGGCTGCTGTAATCCAACTTTTACCAACACCACGGAAGGCTTGGATCTGTAAACGTTTAGGTCCGTGTTGAAGGTATTCTGCGATGCAGAGTTGAGCACGGGTTGGTTGTGGGAGTTTGAGGTGAGCCCAGATAGCGGTAAGGAAATATCTGAAGTCTGATCTAAGGTTAGCCTCAAGATCGTTTGTATGCATGTTATGTAACTCTCTATGAGTGATGCCTAGAAGCGTCTGTAAGGGGCCTCTAGGGTGTGTTAGGTAGGATGACACCCTAGAGGACTTTAAAGGGCCTTCTAAACGATTTTAGGCGCTACCACGATTATAGGTAGACTGACCTTCTTTGCGAAGGGTTCCTTTTTTCTTTTGCTTATCCATGTAACGGCGAGCTTCTTTACCGATTGCTTGATCTTTATACTTATCGGCAGAATACTTACGTGCCCACTGCATACGACCTTCTTCTACGGTTGCAGGTTTTTTAGGAGCAGCAGCCTTAGGAGCAGCCTTAGGAGCAGCCTTAGGGGCAGAAGCAGAGGTGGGGGTTACGTTACGGCGGGGTTTCTGAGATGAAGTTGTAGAAGCTTTAGCCCGACTACGTGCCATTTGACCTTCAGTCTGCCTACCCATAAAATTCATTTTCGCAATATCACGCTGGGTAGATGCGTTGATAAATTCAGTTCCGGTGTAAATTTGTTTTTGACCTTTTACATACCGAATATCGCCTGGTTTAGGTTGAGTGCTTGAAGAACGGCTGGCTTTATTACCTTGTCCACCACCAGCACCGCGACGAACAACAGGTTTACGGGCAGCCCTTCCAGCAGCTTGAGATTTACGGCGTTGTAATCCAGTTTGACGAGCCATGATAAATTACTTAAGTTTAGTGTTGTACTTTTTACCGCGCCACGTAAACGTAGACTTGCCTGCTTTACGTGCTGCAGCAAATGCACGGTCAAAATCTTTAGCTGCAGAAGACATTGGTTTAGATTTAGGAGCAGGTTTTGCTTTAACTTTAGGCTTTTGATTGTTTGGACGGCTAACCTTTTCTTTACCTTTAAGGGTGCCATCACCAAAAGGTCGCACAGCGCCTTCTGCAAGAACCATAAGACCAGCTCGCCTTAAAGAAGGAGGTGCTAGTTTAGCAGCGGCACTCATCGCTTTAGAACGAACAGCCTTGCTTACAGCTTTTTTTGCCCCAGAAGAGGAAGGTAGTTTATCCCCACGTGCTTGGGGACGTGGTACATTACTTGAAGGTTTAGCTGGTTGGTTCTCTTTACCACGGCGACCTGTATCTCCCCCAATAGCACTAGGTGTCCGTCGTGAAGGACCTTGAACGGGTGGGTTACGTGGTCCTTGTGCTCCCCGACGTTGACCTTGTGCACCGCTTTGAGTCACCACAGCACGCCCAGAAGTACGACTAGAACGTGTTTCAGAGGAAGTAGGACGCGGAGTATCAGCTGCAGAAGCCCTTGAACGTGCAGCTCGGTCAGAAGAGCTAGTAAAGCGTCTACGGTTAGTGCGTGATTTTTTTCGTGGATCTCTATTGTTAGCCATTATTTAATGTGTGATAAGATAAGTTGTTCACGTTTGGGATGAGAACCAAAGGTTTGTCTCATCCACGTAAGCCAGTTATTACTTCCTTTATCCTGATTACAGCGGGAACACGCTGGTACAATGTTACTTGTGAGATCTTCTCCACCCAAAGAACGAGGGTAAACGTGGTCAAGAGTAAGTTCATGTAATTCATAAGTTTCTCCACAATAAACGCATTGACAGTTAAAGTGCTCTTTGATAGCACGCCTCCATAAACGCTTAGCTTCTGGGGATGTCATGGTTATTAGGTTGTAAAGGTAGTGATCAGGACTAGGAAATAACGGAGTCATGGCTTAATTCTTAGCTTTGCTCTGTTCCTGGCTCGATTTTTCGATGGGTCTTCGCGGACGAACGTGCCTTTCGTGGTTTGGGAGAAGTCTTTACCTCCTTTACCGTAGACACCGGCGTCTCTGCGGGCTTTTGTGTGCTTGACTCTGTATTGGGTAGCAGATTCTGATTGACCATCTTTGACAGCCTTCGCGTATTTATGGCGCCTAGCGGCTGCATTGTCGCGGTAATTCTTCGCACTTTTCTTTAATTGGGAGTAGGGTTTCTTACGAGGAGCCATTAGCGTCGGATTGCTCGTTGGACTTCATCAAAATCAATGGTAGGCATGATATCAGCAAGGCCGCTGAGAGCAGAACCCTCAACGGCCACACCAGTAATATCATTTTTAGCTAACCAATCACAAGCTGCTTTAAGGTCCTGTGTGGTTGCTTCACCAGATTTGATTCGTGCTAAAAACTCCCGTGTAATTAGATTATGAAGTTCGTTAAATACGTCTTCATTAGCACGGTTTTTAGCCATTTCTTAATAGCATTTGGTCAAGTTTAGTCTCAATACGGATCATGTGATCTTCCATTTTTTGCATTGCAGTGTCAAAATCTTGTTTTGGCACATATGTTGTCGCAACACGTAATTCAAATGTATCAAGACGTTGATCTATATCGTTTATTCTGTTGTGTATTCTGTTAGTTAAAGCTGCACCTGCCGCTAATGCAGCTAGGGTAGCAGATACGACTGCTTCAATCATTTTACAAGAGGCTTGCTAGAGTCAGGTGCTACCACTCATATTCACTAATGTAACATGTACCACTGTTACTTTGTGTTGTTTTTACATGAAGAGTGGAATTTGCAGGAACAGTAATGTAAACACGTTCATCTGTTTTTATGTAATGCTCACCAGTACCGTTATTTAACTTGAAATAAATAGGATGACCATTAGCGTGAAGACTTACTTTACGGCAATAATTAGACAAAACTTGGCTAGTGTAAGTATCACTTACTGAAACAGTATAAGCATTTCCTGGAGTGTTATAGTATCCAGGATGTGTTAAGATGTTATCAATAGTCATCGGTTTGGAAACAGACCGTTTTTGATAAACTCAACGGCTTGGTCATCAATATCATTATCAGTGGTCTCTGCCAATTTAGCAAGCAAATCTACAATAAGCGTCTTAACTTGATCAGATTTTAGAAAAGAAAAAAGAATTGGACGAATCAGTGAAATAAACATTGTCATTCTCCTGCGAATTTACGATAAGGTGTGTTAGGTGTAACAGGGAAACCAATCCAATCAATATCTTGATTAGATTTGAAATTAACATGCCATCCCTCCATTGGCGTAGGGGGAGTAATTACCTCCCCAGTCTCTTGGTTATAGACACCATCGTCGTTATA